AATTGTCTTACAGTCAGCTATCTAATGTTGGTTTAAAAATGAATAGTAGTAAAGAATTTAATAATTTTTCTCAACTATCTGTTTATGTAAAAAATGGGATTAAAGTAGAAAATTTAATTACAGGTGCTTATGACTCATCTAATTTATTTCCTGATATTACTTATCACTTACTAACAGATGCTATAAACGGTGCAGGTAATTTAATTGGTACGACTCAAATAAATAAAGAAGATATGAAAAAAGCATCAGAATTTTGTGAAGCAAATGATTTTTATTGGGAAAACGGAAGAATGGTTATGACAGCAGAATACCATAAAAGAAGAGGGTTTTGTTGTGGTAATGGTTGTAAACACTGTCCTTATTCCCCACCACACACCAAATTAAATAAAGAATATGGAAAGTAATTTAATATAATACCCGTATACCATAAACTAAATTATCAAGTATTTATTATAAAAAACTATGCCCAATCAAAAATATGGTATAAAATTTCCTTTTACTCAAAGTAGTGAAGGCTTCTTTCTAGGGTTAAATTCTAATCCTGATGCTGAAGTTAGGTCAAATTTAATGCATTTAATATTAACCCAAAAAGGTTCTAGATATTTTTTACCAGATTTTGGCACTAATTTGATGAGGTTTTTATTCGAACCACTAGACTCAGGAACAATATCCTCGATAGATAAAGAAATAAGAAAATCCGTAGCAAAATATATACCTAATCTGGTAATTAACAATATAGAAATCAAAAATATGGATGAGGTTAGAGAAGAGGATACACTTCTAATTGGAGAAGATAATAGTTTTAGTTTTGCTGGTGAAAAAGAACAAGAATATACAGTAAGAATAAGAATAGATTATAGTATAGGTAGTTCGGTTTTCGAAACTAAAGATTTTGTTATAATAAATTTATAATATGGCAGATAAAAAAGTAGCATATACGGAAAGAGATTTTTTAGGTATAAGAAATGAATTATTAAGAATAACCAATACCTATTACCCCGATTTAATACAAAATGCTAATGATTCGTCTATATACTCTATTTTTTTAGATTTAAACGCTGCCGTAGCAGACAATCTAAATTTCCAAATAGATAGGACATTTCAAGAAACAGTACTACAATTTGCTCAAGAAAGAAGTTCTCTATATAACTTAGCAAAAACATATGGATTAAAAGTGCCAGGTAATAGACCATCAATAACCGTAGTTGATATTTCTGTTGTAGTACCGGTCCTAGGAGATAAAGAAGATTTTAAATATTTGGGGTTATTAAGGAAAGGTTCACAATTTAAAGGTGGTGGTAACATATTTGAATTAGTTAATGATTGTGATTTTTCATCTATCTATAGTATTGATGGTGTAAGAAATAGATTTAAAACACCAAACTATGACTCAAACGGAATTTTAAATAATTACACCATCACAAAAAGAGAAGTGGTTGTTAATGGAGTTACTAAAGTATTTAAAAAAGAAATTACAGATGTAGATAGTAAACCATTTTATAAATTGTTTTTACCAGATAAAAATGTTATAGGGGTTACATCTGTTATACAAAAAGATGGCGTAGGGTATCAGTCTCTACCACCAAACAGTGAGTTCATGTCTAACTCTAGTAATAAGTGGTATGAAGTAGATGCTTTAGCTTTAGAGGATGTTTTCATAGAAGACCCATCATCTCCACCAGATAAAAGCGGTATAAAAGTAGGTAAGTATATACAAGCACCTCAAAGATTTGTCACTGAGTTTACCCCAGAAGGATTTTTCTTTTTAACATTTGGTGCTGGAAATCAAACGTCTCAAGACCTTTTAGATTCATTTACAAGTTTAGGTGTTAAGTTAGATATGTCTAATTTTATGAATAATACATCATTAGGTAATATGGTGAAAGGAAACAGTACAATATTTGTACAATATAGAGTTGGTGGGGGTAGAGCTTCTAATGTTGGTGCGGGGGCGATTAATGGTATAGGTACTATAGATTTTGTTGTTGCTGGACCTAGTCAACAAATAAATCAAACAGTGGTTAACAGTTTAGCGGTAAGAAATGTTTCAGCAGCTATTGGTGGTGCCGACCCAATGAGTACAGAAGAAATTAGAAATTATATTTCTTTTAATTTTGCTGCACAACAAAGAGCTGTTACAATTAACGATTATGTAAATAAACTTAGAACTATGCCCGCTACTTTTGGTGCAGCGGCAAAAGTAGGTGTCACAGAAATTGAAAATAAAGTTGAGGTTAATGTGTTGTCCTATACACCAGATGGTAAATTAACTTCTAGTGTTAGTAATACATTAAAAAATAATATAGCTAATTATCTTTCTAATTATAGGATGTTAAATGATTATATTATGGTAGGGGCAGCAAAAGTAATAGACTTGGGTTTTGATATCGATTTAATTTTAGAACAATCCGTAAATCAGGGTTCTATTATAACTGAAGTCATAAATAAAGTAACGGATTATTTTGATACTAATAAGATAGAAATGGGACAAGACCTATCTTTAGGTGATTTAAGGGGTCAAATAATGAATCAACCAGGAGTTGTAAATATAGTAGACCTTAGAGTACATAATAAAGTAGGTGGACAATATTCCCAATCGGTAACAAATCAACCATTCACTAATGACTTAACCAACCAAATTGGTTTAATTAATGATACAGTTTACGCTCAACCAAATGAGATTTTACAGATAAGATTTCCACAAAAAGACATCTCAATACGAGTCCAAAGGCCTGTTAAACCAGTATTCGCGTAACCTTTACTAAAAATTAGTAGTATCTATTATTAGTTTTACTACAATAAATATTTATTTAGTAAAGCACATATGCCAAAATCATTTAGAGTAAGGACAGAAATAGGTAAAGAAAAAAACTTAACATTTGAATTAAAACAAGATTTTGATTTATTAGAAATATTAAGTTTGTCTTTAACACAACAAGATGTGTATAGTAGGATGTGCTCAGATTTTGGAGTTGTGGTCGGTAGAGTTATATCTAATGGTGGTTTCGGTATACCAAACGCTAAAGTTTCTATATTCGTACCTTTGGACTCTGAAGATGAAACCAACCCAATCATAAAACAACTTTATCCTTATACTCAACCATATGACAAAGATGAACAAGGTAAAAGATATAATTTATTAAGTTCGGAAGAAAATTTTGACTGTCACGTTCCAGTAGGAACTTTTCCAAAACTTAGAAATGTTTTGAGTAATCAAGATGTTAGGTATGTCTATGACAAATATTATAAATTTACGGTAAAAACTAATGAGTCTGGTGATTTTATGATATATGGTGTTCCTACCGGAGACCAAAATATTGTGATGGATGTTGACCTAAGTGACATAGGTTGTTTTTCTTTACTACCTGAAGACTTTAAACAGATGGGTTACTCATCAACAGACTTTGATGGCCCCAAGTTTAAAAGTGATTCTAGTATAGACAGTCTTCCCCAAATATTAAATCAAACAAAATCAATAGATGTCAGACCTTTTTGGGGCGATGAAGAATTATGTAATGCATCAATAACTAGAGTAGATTTTGATTTACAAGATAGTGGATTTAAATTAAAACCTATGTCTATTTTTATGGGTAGTACAGCTACCGATACTGATAAAGACGCAGTTAACTTCTCTTGTAGACCCAGAAGAGCACAAGGAAATCTATGTAGTTTAGTTTCTCAACCAGGTCTGATAGACGCAATCAGATATACACCATTTTTTAAGCAAGATTCTAACGCTTATACCTCAACCACATCACCAGGACTTGCTGCTGGAGGTACAGTACCGATATTAGAAAGATACTATTTAGAGGATGGTGGTAGAGTTATTGATAGTACAGGAGCTTTCTTAGTCCATTTACCGATGAATTTAGACCATGTAATTACTGACGAATTCGGTAATTTGGTTAAGTCACAAGACCCTGAAAAAGGTGTGCCTACGAGAGGTAGATATAGATTTAGAATTAGACCGGAACAGTCAGCAGGAACAGCAAGAAATAGAAGAAGAGGGAGTTACCTAGTCCCAAACATTAGAGAGTATAATGATGATGTTGGGGATAGTTCAGATGGTAACTGGACAAGCATAGACCCAAAATCCTACGCCTTTTCCATAGAATATAGTGATTATCACCCACACGCACAAACTAATTTACTGCCTGGAGCATTAGATTATTTTTATGACATGACTTTTAATA